AACAAGGCGAAGAAGGTGCAGGCAATCACGCTGGTGCGGCCGTTGATCGCGAGCCCTGCGCCTGCGTTGTTCATCTACAAGGCGGTGACCGTCTGGGCAATTCCAAAGCTCAAAGGTGCACGTCGCAAGGCGCCGCAATCTGTTTCGGTGGATGTCCCACTGGATGCGTCGCCTTGGCGCCGGGAAGCCGCGGTGAATGCTGCTGTCGCCGCCGGCCAGGCAGCGAAGAAGCGCATCGAGGCATTTGAAGAGGATGTGATTATCCTGCCTGACAGCTTCTACGACATGAATACCTGGGATCTCGAGGCCACGCCGGAGTCCACTCGCCGGCGCTGGAGGGGTGATATCTACGAGAAGCTAAACGCACTGGTTGTGGACGCCTTGGTGGATGTAGAGCAAATCCTTCTTAGGGAGGGCTTGCTACAGGAATGCTACGCTGCCTAGGCGGTAGCAGAAAGACAGATCAGCGTGCGGTAGCCGTAGCTGTCTACCGTGGCATAATGCCATCTCACTTTTTCAAAGGAATTGAGAGATGCTGGTGTATGCGAATAAGTTTGATTTCGAGCCTGAGGATGGTGTCGAAGAAGTCATAAAGATCATCGCCGCTTGGGCCGGTCGAACTGCTAAAACGTATGTTGATCCTGTAAAGTTAAATGGAGGCATACGTAGCTTTTCGGTCAATGGATATTCAATTTCCTCGTGGACTAATTGCGCGGTGATTGATGAGATTAATGTACCTTATTTGTTCAGTTTTCGTTTGGTGCATCAGGATAGCAAATTAAAAGGCCGCCAATGGATAACCGAGGTGGGGGTGAGGCAACGGCCCGGTAGTGAAATAGTGGAGTGCTCCGTTCTACTAAAAACTGACGAAGTTAGCGCAAAAGTTGTCTCTCAGATTAAGGTGACGAGGCCTGGCCTTGTGAATTCGCTGGTTGAGAGGTGCAGGCCGGTTTCAGGGACCCCAGGCCTTTATCCAAAAAGCCTCACGCTAGGTAACGCATCCGCTTATTTGGCCGATGTTAATCATGAGTCTCGGGTGAGTCCTCTTGTTGTTGTTAGTGCTAGGGATGGTGAATACCCGGTTAGCCCTGAGACGATCAGGCGTCAAGTTTTGGGCTTGGCAAATGTTGTTTGTATACCCGCTGATGAGGATACATTCCAACTGGAAGAGATTGTTGGGCGTAGGTATATGTCTTTTTCTGGCGGAATAAGAGTGATATTTCCCGGTCGAGACTCCAGTTCCGGAAGGTACGTGGAAACTGTGCTTTTGCGATCAGAGGATTATGCAGAGTTTGGACGAGATGAACCGACACTTGCGTCGGAAGTGTTGGCTGTTATCACTCATCGGAGCAATATCTCCCTTCAGCGTGCCCACATTTCAAGCGAAGCCGTAAGGTTAGAAGTATTGAGAAGTAAGCTTGGAAACGCTGCAGCCCAAGCGAGATCAGAAGATAGTTCTGAAGAGATGAAGGTGTATGCGCAGTTGCTAGAGGCAGCTGATGAAGATCTAGCGTGCAAGGACTTAGAGGTTGCGGCGTTAACTATTAAGTTGGAATGCTATGAGGCGGATCTGAGGCGTGCGCAATCAACTATAGACAGTTTGAAGCATCGCGTTGAGGGCAGGCTCGCGGCAGAGGACGAGGATAGTGAGCTTTCTAGGGTTTTTCTGACAATTCGCGAAGCTTATATAAACATAAAAAATGGTTCCGCGATGTTATTCGAGGTTCTGAGTGTGATTGGTGCGCTGTACTCGGATCGAATCGTGGTTCTGGAATCGGCTTATTCGTCTGCGCAGGAATCCGATAAGGCTGGTTTCAAGCATAGCTCTAAGGCTTATGAGCTTTTAGAGACCCTTGCTAACTCCTATTGGCATTTGATGGCGGAAGGTCACGGCGATCAGCAGGCCAAAAATGTATTCGGCAACTCGTTTACAGCCAATGAGGCATCTTTGTCGAAAGATGGGCGTAAAAGACGTACATTTGATTACAGGGGGCAAAAAATATTCATGGATCGTCACTTAAAGCATGGTGTTAAAGACAGTGCGGCGGAAACACTTCGAGTGCACTTCGACTGGTCAGCGTCGGAGAAGAAGCTCGTTATCGGTCATTGCGGAAAGCATTTGGATTTCTGATTGATCCGATACTCGCAAAATTAGCTTGACTACGATGAGCGAATGAGCGATTTTACGTTCATCCTGTCATTCCTGCGCGTGTAAAGGACTGACTATCTGAGCCCAGCCATCAAGCTGGGCTTTGTCGTTTCTGAGCCCTGGCAAATGCCGGGGCTTTTTTATGGAGCAGTGTTTATGGCCGAGCCAAGTACCGGCGCCCTCGCAGTGACCGGCGTACTTGCCAGCGTCGGCCTGGGCGCTGCCTTCCCCCAGCTGGACCTCGCGGCATTGGTCGGTTCGTTCGGCGGGGCTTTCTTCTACGTGGTGTTCGCCAAGGACATCAGCACCTGGCGCCGCGTCGGCTACCTGCTGGCTGGTTGGATCGGTGGCTACTTCGGTGCCGCCGAGATGATGGGCAGAGCCTGGACCCAGACAGCAGGCTTCAGTGCCTTTGTCTGCGGCGTGCTCTGCGTGGTCACGTTCTCCGGCTTGCTGGAATGGATGGAAACCGGCCGCATGCCGAGCTGGTTGCAGTGGGTGTTTCGCCTGCGCACCAGGAAGGAGGGTTGAATGGTTGCCGTTATCCAGGCTGCGCTATGCGTGGTCATCTTCGTGATGATAGGACTGCGCTACCGGCCTTATCCGGACGCTCGCTATAAGCTGGGCGTGTCCCTAATGGCTTGGGCTGCATGCGCTGTGACTGGCATGCAGTTCGTCAGCCTCGTTGGGCGCATGGTGATGCATGACGAGTTCGCCGATGCGTCCTGGTTCAACACCGCGTTCTACCTGTTGGCTGCCGTGCTGGTGTGCCGGGCCAAGGGCAATGTGGCCAAGATCCTAAGGGTGGACTGAACATGACAGCATCTGCCGGCGACACGAGGGAGAGGCCCAGTCCCTATGGCTACCGCTGGCAGCAGGCTCGCGAGGGCTGGTTACGCAAGAACCCGCTCTGTGTTCGGTGCAAGCAATCGGGCTTGAGCAAGCCAGCCACCGTCGTCGACCACATCCATCCGCATCGCGGTGACATGACCCTGTTCTGGGATCGGGCCAACTGGCAATCGCTGTGCACCAACTGCCACAGCTCGTACAAGCAGCGCCTGGAGAAGTCCGGGCGCGAGGCTGGATGCGATGTAAGCGGGCGCCCACTGGACCCCCTGCACCACTGGAATCGTCGATCCTGAACGCCTCCGGGCGCTGCGGGACCCCATCAGCAGGGGTAGGGGGGTGGAAATGTTTTTTCGGGAATGATCCCAGACCGATCGCCCCCCTCCGTGCGCAAAACCGCGAAATGAAATGATTTTTTTTGAGAGCAGACAATGGCCGGGAGACGACCCACACCGACGGAGCTGAAGCTTGTCAGAGGGAATCCCGGTAAGCGCCCGATCAACAAGAACGAGCCTCAGCCAGCTAAGCGCATTCCCAGCGCCCCCGACCACTTGAGCTCTGATGGCCAGGTGGCGTGGGGGCGGCTCACGGTGCTGCTTGACCGCATGGGTGTGCTTACCGAGGCCGATGGCTTTGCGCTTGAGCGTCTCTGCGACTGCTATTCCGAAATCCTTGCCCTTCGTGACGTGATTGGCGAACAGGGGCGCACATACGAAACCACCAGCACCCAGGGCGAATTGGTGCTCAAGGCGAACCCGGCGGTGGCCATGCTTGCCGATGTAGACCGCCGCTTCAAAAGCTACCTGGTCGAGTTCGGCCTGACCCCGGCCGCACGATCCAAGGTGCAAGTAAAAGACGATGAGCCAAAAGAAGACCAGTTCGCGGAGTTCTTCGGTTGACGACCCAGCGACTCAGTACGCCAAGGAAGTGCATTCCGGTGAGCGTGTCGCGGGGCCAGACATTCGAAATGCGTGTGCGCGCCATCTGCATGACCTGGAGGAGGGGCCGAAGCGCGGGCTGACCTGGGATTTGGCTGCGGCCAACAAAGCTATTCGCTTCTATCGCACCGTCCTCAAGTTGAACGGTGGAGAGTTTGAAGGGCTACCGTTCGAGCTGTTGCCCTGGCAGAAATTCATCGTGGGCAGCATCTTCGGGTGGAAGTCCAGTGACGGTTATCGCCGCTTCCGGGTCGTTTACGTCGAGAGCGGTAAGGGTTCAGGCAAGTCGCCCCTGGCCGCCGGGGTGGGGCTGACCGGACTGATTGCGGACAACGAGGCCCGCGCCGAGATCTACGCTGCCGCGACCAAAAAAGATCAGGCCATGATCCTGTTCCGGGATGCTGTGGCGATGGTTCAGCAATCGCCGGAGTTGACCAAGCGCCTGGTCTGCAGCGGCACCGGGCAGAACATCTGGAACTTGGCCTATCTCAAGTCAGGATCGTTTTTCAGACCTATCAGCTCGGACGATGGTCAGTCGGGTCCGCGGCCACACATGGCGCTGATCGACGAAGTGCACGAGCACAAGACCAACATGGTCGTGGAGATGATGCGCGCCGGCACCAAGAGCCGTAAGCAGGCGCTCATTTTCATGATCACCAACAGCGGCTCGAACAAGCGCGGCCCTTGCTGGGAATACCACGAGTACGGCTCCCGGGTTGCATCTGGGGCGCTCACTGATGACGGATTCTTCGCCTATATCTGTTCGCTGGACGAGGGTGATGATCCGATTCAGGACGAAAGCTGCTGGTTCAAGTCGAACCCTTCGCTGCAGGATGCTGATCTTCCGGGCATGAAGTACTTGCGCGAACAGGTGACCGAAGCTCGGGGGATGCCGAGCAAAGAAGCCATGGTGCGGCGCCTCAACTTCTGCGAATGGACCGGTGCTGAGTCGCCGTGGATCTCCTGGGATGTCTGGAGCCAGGCTGAAGAACGCGTACCGATGTCGCTGCTGCGCAATCGTCCCAGCGTTGGCGGATTGGACCTGTCCAGTACGACGGACCTGACATCATTTGTCCTGCTCTTCTACCCGACCTACGAGGATCCGCACTGGCGGCTATTGCCGTACTTCTGGATTCCCGACCACGAACTCGAGAAGCGCGAAGCCCGCGACAAAGTGCCTTACGCGGCGTGGGTTAAATCGCGAGATCTAGAAACGACGCCAGGGCGTGCCATCAGCAAGCTGCATGTGTTGCGCCGGCTGCAGACCATCTGTGACTTCTTCCAGGTGGACAAGATCGCCTTTGACCGTTGGCGCATTGAAGACATGCGGCAGCTGATGAGCGAGTACGACATCACACTGCCTGAGCTCGTTGAGTTCGGGCAGGGCTTCAAGGATATGGGGCCGGCGGTAGACGAGTTTGAGCGGCGCCTGCTCGGCATGATTGAGCAGCAACCAGAGGAAGAGGGTGGCGCGGCGGAGTTCTTCGATGATGCGCTGCCGGCCGAGGCCGTGGAGTCTCTGCGGCACGATGGCAATCCAGTAATGACCTGGTGCGCCGGTAACGCGGTGATTGTTTCCGACCCGGCAAACAACCGAAAGGCCGACAAGGCAAAGGCAACGGGCCGAATTGACGGAATCATTGCCGCGATCATGGCGACCGGCATTAGTGGGGCAGTGTCTTCCGGCAGCAGCGGCAGTTCTATTTACGACGAAGGAGTAGGGGTTTGAACACCATTGCAATCGCTGCGTGGGTTGCCGGGCTGGTTGGCTTCGGCCTGCTGGTCGCCGGGATCGCCCTGATCCATGTGCCCGCTGCGCTCATTTCTGCCGGATTGGGCCTGATCGGCTGGGCCTGGCTGGCCGACAAAGCCGCAGCCCGAGTACCTCTCAAACCCAGCCCAGAAGGAGGCTGATTATGTTCTTCAGCAATCTTCTTGGCGGCAATGAAGGCCTTGTTTCGGATGGTGGCAGCAGTTTTTGGCGGCGCGGAGTAGGGTCTAGCCGCTCTGCAGCCGG